GTCTCTGTGGAGGTAGATGGCCTCGATGATTTTGGCGAGTTGAGCTCGGTCGGCTCCGATGTCGCAAGCTCGGCCGGTGGCGTGAACGGAGCGAGCTTGGCCGCCTCGAATCGTTCGGTTGGCGTAGATGCCGAGATTAGTGGAGCCTGGGAAGAGGAAGCGGATCCAGTCGACGAATCGCTTGGTTCCGGGTCGAGCTCCGGTGGCTAGGTCTCGGTTTCCGGTGTAGGGCCGGGTCATGACGGCGGTGTGGGCCAGTCTGGAGCGGTTGGGTCGGTCGTGTTCGCCGGAAGGTCACGGAGAGCCTGGCGGTAGGTTTTCCATGCGGCCGTCGACGTAGGAGAGTCGGACAAGACTGTCCAGTCGGATTCGGCGAGGAGGCTGTTGCGTGTTTCGCGTAGTGCGGTCCAGGCCAGGTCGCTGTTGACTTGTGCCAGGGCGGCCAGTTCTTCGGCGGTTTCTTCTTGTTCGGTGACTTTGCCGGTTTCGAGGTTGGTTTCGGATTTCATCACTTGACTCCGTACAGGTTGAGGGTTCCGGCCGTCAGAGCCGAAGTGAAATCGAATTTGACTGATGTGATCGCTGCGCCGGTGGTTTGCTGGAAGCCGCCTGTGGCATAGGACGCCGCCGGGTAACGGTTGATGAACAGTTGGATCGTCACCTGTTTTTTGTCGCTGGCGTAGTCGTAGACAAAGCCGACAATTCGAGTTGGTTGAGTTGAGACCGTGCCTATCTCACGACCCGATGCGCCTGGCACGGTAAAACTGCCGACATTGAAAGAGGCCTCGGTTGTGGTTGTGGTGTTTGACGGGCCTTGCCGGAATGAAATCACATTGTATCCGCCGCCGGTGTTCAGGTTCATCGAGAAGTAACTCGTTGAACCTGCGTACATATTTTCGAGGCTGAAGTAGAGGGCCCGGTAGGTGCCGGGGATGGACGACACCGTCTTGGTCGTGAGGCTGGCTAGGCTTGACGAATCAAGCAGGGTGTATGCGCCTGCCGAGGCGGCTTCCCATCCCATTGAGTCGGCGCCGTCGGCGGTCAGGACGTAGCCGTCGGTGATGCCGGTGGGGTCGGCCAGGTTGAGGTTCGTTCCGATGTTGTTGACTTGGGCGGCGGTAAGTACGTCGCCGTCTACGAAATCGGTCTTTGTGGGCCAGGTCATAGATGTCTCCTAGAGGGTGTTAGTGCCGAGGATACCGAACTCGGTCGATCCAAGGATGAAGGCGGTGGATAGTGGATAGGCGGTGGAGAACTTGGTCGTCCATCGGCCGGGTGTGATGTCGTGCTGGTGGCCTTGGATCGTGGTTCGGACGGTGAGCGATGTCCCTCCGGCCATTGTTTTCGTCACGATGATCGGGTCTCCGATCTCTAGCGTGAGGGCTGGTTCGACTCGGTTGGAGTCGGTTGAGAGGTCGAGACCGATGGAGTCGACTCGAAGCCGGACTTCTTTCCGGTAGTTGAGGACGCTCGTAGCTCGGGCGAGGGCGAGGGCGTTGGTTTCCATCATGAGGCCGGAACGGTCGAGGCTTCGACGGAAGTACTCGGTGATAGAGGCGGCGTCGGAGACGTTTTGGGGTGATCCGCTGAGCCGGGTGAAGGTGACGTCGTTGTAGAGTTCGGTTTCGTCGTAGTTGATGTCTATTTCTTGGTAATCGATGCCGGTTCCGTCGTCGGTGAACTCGTACGGGTCGGCGGCGGCGGCGAGCTGGGCGAGTTTGACTCGGGAGTAGTAGGCGGCGTTCCCGTTGTGTTCCATGAAGAACGCTCCGAGATCGCTGGCGGCGATGAGCTGGAGGGCGGAGAGGCCGGAGCGGATTCCGCCGGGATCGTTCTGGAGTTCGGTGTCTCCGAGATAGATGTCTCGTTGGATCGACGGCCAGTCGAGTTCGTCGAGGATCTGGTCGATGCGTTCACCGGGGAGGTCTTTGTTAGCGGCTCCGGTCACGTTGTCGATGTTGGCGAGCTGTAGAAGGCGGAAGCCGTCGACGGCTTGGACGGTGACGGTGGCGTAGTCGACGCTTTGGTCTTGCCAGGTGTAATCCCATGAGGTGATGTAGCCGGAGAATAGGTAGTACCCGGTTCCGTCGTATTCGGTTTGGATCTGGATCTGCCTCATCGGCTTTACTTGGCCGTAGTAGGGGCTTGAAGTGTTGGCCGGGTTCCAGTCTCCGGTCGTGTCGAGGAATTGGACGAAGGCGGTGCCGGGTAGCGATTCCTCGAATACTCGATCTCGACCGTGACGGATCGAGATCCGTTGGGTTGTGGAGGTGACGTCGACGACTTGGACGGCGGTAGTGCCGAGGACGTTTTCTCCGAGTTTGCCGTGTACCGGGTCGCCGAGCTGGAGCACGGGGCCGAAGGAGGCTCCTACTCCTAGACGGATTTTGACGACGGGTTGGCAGGGGAGAGGCATTAGGCGGCGTTCGAGTAGAGGAGGTTCGCTCCGTTGCGTTGGGCGTTTACGAGGCCACGCCGGACGGTTTCGATTAGGTCTCCTTCGGAGATGACGGAGCCGCCGACGTTGATGGTGATTCCGCCGCCCATTGAGCCGAGCCGGTCGAGGGGGACGATCGCTTCGGGGCCTGCTTCGCCGATCATGGCGAGGGTCGGCCGGTTGACGACTCCGCCTTCGGCCATGAATGGGATCCGGAATCCAGGGGATCCTCCGAAGAGGCCGCCGCCAAGCAAAGTGCCGCTAGTTGGGAGCAGGTCTTGAATGGCTTGTCGGATGATGTTCGGGGACGCTTTGATGCCTCGCACGATGGCGGCGACGATCTCCTTACCGATGTCGACCATCTTGTCGAATACTGCCGTGAAGGCGTCGAAGATCTTGCCGGGCATATCTTTCACGAAGTCGACGATTCCGTCGAGGATCTTGCCGCCGAGTTCCATTCCTTTATCGAACATGGCGTTCACAAGGTCGAGGAAGATGCCGGGGAGCTCCTTGACGAGTTCCCACACGAACGTAGCGAGTCCGGCGATCGCTTTAGGGAGAAGTTCGGCGAGCCAGGAGAGAAGAGCTCCAGCGAGCTTTAGAGCTTGAGCGGCGAGGGCTGGGATGGCGTCGGTGACGATCCATTCGAGGAGCTTCGCTAAGAACTTCCCGAGCTCTTGGAGGGCTGGGACGATTCTGGGGGCGATCCAGTCGACGAGAGCGTTACCGAGCTCGATGAGCTTCTCGACGAGCATCGGGAGGCCGTCGTTGATAATCCAGTTGGCGAGATCGCCGAGCCATTCTCCGAGCTTCATTAGTGCTGGCTTGATTCGGGGGCCGATCCAGTCGATGAGAGCCTGGCCAAGTTCGCCGAGCTTCTTGAGCCAGCCTGGAAGCGAGTCGGCAACCCATTGGAGAAGAGCCGCTCCGAGCTGCTTGAGCTTCTCGATAACGATCGGGATCTGCTCGCCGATGAGGCGACCGATACCGGAGAGGCCTTCTTCCTCGAACACTTTGGCGAACTTCTCGACGATCGGGATGATTCGTTCGGCGAAGAATGAGAAGAGTCTGGTGGCGATCGGGAGGAGAACGGTGCCGATGGTGGTGGCGGCGTTCTGTAGCTGAGCCTTGAGGATTCTTTGCTGGTTAGCGAGCCCGTCGGACGTTCGGGCGAAATCGCCCTGTGCGTCGGCGGTCTGCTCATAGATGCGCTTTTGGGCGGCCAGGATCTTCTGTTGGGCGGTGAGAGCTCCGTTCCCGTCATAGATGCCAAGTTCGAGAGCGGCTTGGCGGAGGCTGGCGTCGTCGAGAAGGACGCCGTAGCGGCGGAGGGGCTCGGATTCGCCTCTGAGAGCCGCTCCGATCGCCTGGATCGCATCTTCGGGGCTCGTGTTATTGAACGAGGCGAGATCGGACGCTAGGGCGGTGAAGTCATTGGAGAAGGTGGAGAGGTCTCCTCCGGTGAGTCCGGCGGCTTTGCCGAACACTCCGAAGGTTCCGGCGGCGTCGAGGACGCTTTGTTTCGACTGGCCGAGAGCTTTGGCGGCGGTAGCGGCGAAGGCTTCGACGTCGGCGGCTGATTCGCCGAAGATCTCGCCGATTTTGGCTTGGGATTCGGAGAGGTCGGAGGCGAGGTCGATGGCCTTGACGGCTCCGACTCCGGCGGCTATCGACACTCCGGCGACGGCTTTGGCGGCGGTCTTGGCGAGGTCGCCGAGCTTCTTGAAGCCGCTCTCGGCGGCTCGGATGCCTTTATCCGAGAACTCGGAGAGGATGGGGATAACAACGGCCATTAGTTGAGTTCCTTCTGGACAAGCTTCTCGACGTTTTTGACGAGATCTTTCATCTCATCGGTAACCGCTCCGACTTTGGTCTCAGCTACGGGCCACATCACTCGGGCCGGGGATCGTCCCTTCTTGGTGAACGCTCGGCCGAGAGGATTGTCGGTGGCGTCTCCGGCGAACTCGTAGATAGCGGCCGCCGGGTTCGACTGGACGACTTTGATGACTGATCTCGATCGAGCTCGGGTGTCTGGTTTGGCTCGGACGCCTTGGCGAGCTTTGGCGACGGTGAACGGGAAGAGCTTGCGGCCTCGCTGAGTCCATGTTCGACGGGTGCCGGACGGGATCATCGTGTCGGCGTAATTGGCTTTAGCGGCGTCGACGATCGGAGCGGCGATCCGACGCACCTCGGCATTGAACTCCTTACGGAGTTCGGGGTCGATCTTGCGGAGCGTCTTGATCGCTTCCTTAGCTCCTTCGACCCTGACGGCCATTCTTCCTCGATTCGTTGATGATGTGGATCGCCGTCGCTAGGTCTTCGACGTCGAACTCGATGTGAGGGGGCCACCATCCGGTCTCGACTAGGAGCTCGGCGAGTCTTCTCCGGTAGGTGTCCCCTCGGTAGGGTTTACGGGGTCATCTCCGACGACCTCGATGGCTTCGAGCTTCTTGATGAAGTCATCGAGAACCGCCGGAACGACGATCTTTTGCGTTTTACACGCTTCGTGTGCCATGAAGGCAAGATCCTCGATTCCGATACCGTTCACGAAGTCGGACGCCTTGCGCTTGAAGCGTCGCTCCCAGGCGACGATCGTGGCTAGTGTGGTATCTACTTCGACGGGGCCTTCGCCGATGTCGATTCGGATCTTGATCTTCATGTCGGAACTCCTTAGTTCAGCTGGTCGCTCGGGCCCAGGTGCCGCCCGTGAAGGTTACGTCAATGGACGAAAGCTCGGCGACGGAGGCGTTGATGACGGGGAGGCTGGCGAGGTATGCGCCGGTCACGGTGTAGCTCGGGTTCGATGCTCCGACGGCATCGTCGGACGGCTTGACGACGATGGTGGTGGTGGTGCCGACGAGGCTCTGGAGCGTGTCTTCGACTTCTCCGGTGCCGTAGGAGACGAACAGCGTGAGGGTGACGTCGACGGTTTCCAGGCCAGCGGCGAAGCTGTGGCCGGACGATCCGAAGGCGGTGGTCTCCAGCTGGTCGTAGCCGACGGTGACGGCGGCCGAAGTACATTGGTCGGAGAGGTCGACCGAGTTGACGGTCACGCTCGGGTTGCTGAGGTAGGTGGTGGTAGCCATTGGGAGCTCCTTGGTTAGTTACGCCGTGAGGCGATTCGGATGGTGAGGTCGTAGCACGGAAGAACCTGGCCTCCTACGTCGAGGGAGCCTGGCCGTCCGTCCTGGATCGGGAGGGTGGAGTTCATGAGAGCGTCGACGACGGTCATGAGGTAGTCGGAGGCGTCCTGGTTACCGGGTGGCGGTGCGAGGACGGACACTCGACAGGTGAGGTCTCCGACGTTGTAGGTGAAGCTCGTGAATGTCGGCGGCTCGATGTAGACGGTGAGCGGTCGGACGTTCCGAGGGTCGGTGACGACTTTGTAGCCGAGGCCGGTGATCGTCGCCTTGAGGGCGTTGATCGCTTCGACGAAGATGCCGGCCGCTGGCATTAGGCCACCTGAGCACGGTTGACGCCGAGAAGCCGGTGGACTTGGCCGAGGCTGAGGATCGGTTGGCCTGCTCCCATGTCGGAGAATGAAGCATACGAGTCGACTGAGCCTCGCTCACGATAGAGAACGGCGGCA